TACAGTCACACGGAGTGTTAGAACTACTGGCAACTTAAGCGCGGCTTAGGTGTTAGGTGTCACTCGGTGATATTGAGTGATAAGGCAAGGTTACTGTTCGGGACCGTGAGGTCGGAGGTTCGAATCCTCTCGCCCCGACCATAATTCATTAGCAAAATCAAGACGAACAGGCCGCTCGGATGAGTGGCCTTTGTTATTTGTGACGTGCATTGTGACGTAACTAGATCGTTTACCTGGCAAAACTAGGCTGGCGCAGATGCGCGGCGCGTGATGCTTAAGGAGGTAACGAAACGAAGAAAGGTTCAAGCTGGTTTCTAAGCTTGAAAATTCTGTTTGTTGGGTCTGAGACCTAGAAAGACCTAGAAAACCTAGAACCGCAAAGTCTAAATCTGGCGTGTTTCAATATCATCATCAGCAAAGTCCGGCGGCATCGGCGGCCCTTCGATAGGTTTTGGTTCTGCCTTGTCGATAAGATAGGCACCAAAGAATCGCGTTAGGTAAACAATCACCACGCCGCCTACGAGTTGCAAGAAGACAAGCCATTCGCCCCGCAAGCCCGCAGCGATAATTGCCACGAGCACAACCCCAACCCCCGCAAAACACAAGCCCACTATCATCCAGAAGACGCCCGCCATCCAATAGGCAACAACAAGCGCCCACATCCAGATGCTAAATCCAAGAGCATAAGACGAAATCGTCATTCCCAAACCAGCCCACCCGCGAGTTCTCCGTGGAATAGCCAGTAATAAGAAGACAGGAACCACGGCCAGTGCAACTACGCCAACCCACGCAGAGATGGGCAATATCACGTCCGCGATCCATCTTATGCTTTTGAAAAAAGCTAATAAAAGAACGATGGGAATTGCGGAGAACACAAGATACAGCAGGCACCCGCCAACGGTTTCAAGGGTTTCGCGAAAGCGTCGTCGTGGCGGTTCTTCGAGAGCATCTATGCGAGTTTTAAGACCTGCTATATGCGCTTCGACCTCAGCATCGAACTCTTCAGGGGTTTGAGGCATAGTTTGGCGGTCACTTCCGGGGATTTGGAAAGGCGGCGGGAGGCTACTACCAACCAGCTGGCGTGTCAACGAACGCGCGTTAGCCCACAAAAAGAGCGGCAAGCCCGAAAGCCTGCCGCTGAGTGTAAACGATTGAAGGTTAAGCGTTAGTTGACCAACTCAGCCGGCACTGACGCGGGGAAGACAGGCTGCAGAGCCGCGGCCGCCTGGTTGAGCGCTTGGCGCCTGATGTGCGAATAGGTCTTCATCATGTCAGGCGAGACGTGGCCCACTTGCGCCATGATCGTCATGTCTGGCAGACCCGCCTCTGCCATCGTGGTCACTGCCGTATGTCGGAGATCGTGAAAGCGCGCCTTGATTCCGGCTTCCTTCAGGATGGAGCGCCAGGCGGAGCGCCAGCCGGCCATTGGACGGGTCGGATCAATCGTTCCGGTCCCGCCTTGCCACGGAAACACGTAATGCTCAGGGTCCGTTGCGTTGGCGAGCCTTGCGGTCTCATATAGGCCTGTCAGGGCCTCCGTGCAGACCGCGTTGAGTGTAGGTGTTCGCCATCCACCCGGGGTCTTAGAGCGCCGAATATCGAGCAAGCCGGCGCCAAAGTCCACGTCTTTCCACTGCAGACCTTTAATCTCACAGGCCCGAAGCCCACAGTAGGCCGCGAGCGTTGCTGCCGCGTGTGCATACTGCCAATCGGCGCGGAATTTGTAGGTCTTACCATCCTTGCCGACTTTGATCAGTGTCGGGCTATCTGATTTCCAGAGCGCGGCTGTCTCGAACAAACGCTTTTGCTCTTCCAGGCTGAGCGCTCTACCCACGGGTGGTTTGTTGTTGCGCACTGGCCTGTAATCCTCGGCCACGCGATTCCAAAGCCGTGCGTGCTTCAGGATCTGGCGCAGTACTGAGACAGCCCCGTTGACGGTCTTAGGGGCCTTGCCCGCGTCCAGCTTCGCACGTTGAAAGTCCGCGATATGCGCCGCGTTGATGCGGCTGAGCTTCAGCGTCCTGAAGTGAGCTGACAGCGATCGTTGTTGTTCCCGCCAGTAAGCAACCATCCGAGGCGACACTTGGCCGCGGCGCTCCGCGATGTAGGCTTGCATTGCCGCCTCGATGCTCATTGAGCCGTAGGACTTGCCGCGCTTCTGCGGGTCGGGCGCTCGTTTTTCCAGGAGCTTGATTCGTTCTCGCTCGAGGGTGGGCGCTTCCCGTCGATCCCGGGTGCCCAGAGGCTCGCGATAGCGTATGCCGTTGACTGTGACGTCGGTCCAGTACCAGCCGGAGCGTTTATATAGAGCCATCTCGCCCCCCTTCCGTGCCAATAACGTCCGGCCATTCCTCGGTAGTTGATGCACGTTCAAGTTTGCAGATTTGGGTTTCGAGTTGGAAAGCAACGGCCTCATTCTCGGGCAGGCATTCCAACCGTGAGAGTTTGTCTCTCAATTCCGCGATGCGCGGGTCTTTTTTCGGGGAACGGGAGCGCCTAGTTTTAAGCCGTTGCCTGAAGTCCCGGATCAGAGCTACACCTACTCCGAACAATTTCCCTTCAGCATACTTGTCGGCGTCGCAATACCGACGAACCGTCAGGGTTCCTCGCTCCATCCAAGCAACCCAGTCGCCTACCCGCGGCTTTCGCTTTCGATCCATAAGGAACATATCGCCGGCGAGAACTTCGCCGCCCTCTTCGCCCTCGGGATCGCTCATGATCTTGCTAAACACACCGTCGCCAACCCCATCCATGATCGTGGTTAGGTCAAAAAACTTCTGTTTCTTTGGTCGGATCTTACTAGTTCGCGGCATATTTCACCTCCCGGCCCGCCTGGCCTGCTTGCGAGAGCCGCTCGGTGGTGAACTCTCGAATCGCCGCCCGATCAATAAACCCCTTGAGGGCTTTGTAACTGTGGGCTTCCAGCCCGCCGTTCTCTCCGTACTGCTTGCTCATCGCCCGCGTTGTCCGGTCTTCGTCCGCGAGGTTGAGCGGCCCGATCTCTGCATCGCCGTAGGCAACTACGTGGAGCAATCGAATAACCGGACAGGCGAAATGGTGAGTCGTAGCCTTAACCCCAGTCCTGAAGTTCTCCGCGCTCTGGCGCATGATTTCGAGGAAAGCCTGACGAACCAGCGCTGGATGCAGAACAGATACGCCCATGGCCTCAGCAGCTTCGAGAATCGCGGTTTCAAGCTGAGCGCGAACGTCTGAGGGTGTATCTGGATCGGCTAAGAGTCTTTCGGCGTCCCTGGCCTTCTGGTAATGGCTGCGTAGTAGAGTGCGGGACGCGTCTTGTTTTTCCGTGCTATTCTTTTTCATATCTTCATCCTTTCAATGGAAGGTTGAGGGTTTAGGGCTGGCTTAGCATTCAGGTGCTGAATCAGCCCGCTTTTTTTAGTTGGAGTTTCTTTTTCCTGGACTTCTCGGCCATCGCCTCTCGCAGCTTTGCATTCTTTCGCTCTTGGCGCTTGCTAAATGTCTTGGCGCATTTGCTCTTGGGGTCACAGACCATGCTGTCGACGCGCCTCGCAAAAAAGAACTTCTCGCAAATCGCGCACTGCCGAATATTACGAACGTCGACGCCCTGGATCGCCCGACTAAACCAATCCAGGCGAACTTTTGCAATGTGAGTTTGATCGATCATCACAATTGAGTTGCCGCGAAACATCGTATTAGGCGCGCGCTCCAAACGGATAAACCTAATCAAGGAAAGTCTGGCGGATCGAACCTCGCTGTATCGATTCAAAACTGAAAGCACACGGATCTGCTCTTCTACCAAAGATCCTAAGCTAACCCCCTCCACCATATCCCCCATGCCTGGGCCGATCAGGTGGAAACTCTTCTGACTTTCGAGTTCAAACAACTCGCGTAAGTAATCACGGAAATCTTCAGGCAGCGTGCCGAGCGCTTCCAGGAGTTCGGGGTCTTTCGTCATCGGACCCTTGACTAGCTCCTTTGGGAGTACCGCGTCCTTCGGGATCAGGTTCACTACCCGGATCAGTTCAGCCAAGTCTGAATTGGCCGGTTTTGATTGTCGGGGTTTCCGTTTGCTTTTCGTCTTAAAAGATACGACTGTCGGGGTTTTAATCCGCTTCGAGGGCTTAAAATGCACGCGTTTGGAGGTATTTGCCATTTAAATCTCCGACAAAAGGGAGTATACAGGAACTCTCATTAGAGGGGAAGGAAAAACAATGAAAGATATGGAGCGGGACGAAAAACCACAGATCCAAAGACTAGGCTATGGCATTTCCGAGGCTGCTGAGTCGATTGGATGTTCACCGGGTCACATTCGCAACCTGATCGAGCGGGGCGAGTTGCGTAGCGCTAAGGTCGGGCGGCGCAGGATCGTTCGGGACGAAGATCTGCGGGCGTTCTTGGCCAGCAAGAGTCAGGCGGCCGCCTAAACTAAAAGGCCCGCACGAGCGCCAAACTCGGTCGGGCCTAATCCTCTGGAGACGTGTGATGCCCAAGAATCTAATCCCAAAGTCTATCCCTGTCAATGTGGTCGAAGCGGTTTGCGATCGCTGCCAGCACCTACGGAGCAAGCGTGGCGCGATGGTGGTTCAAGTTCGCGGCTGTGAAAAGTTCGTTTGCGCCGCGTGCGCTGCCTCATTCCAAAACCATTTTGGCGTATCCCGGGAAGAGCGTGAGGCCACCTACAAAATGCTATCGGAGTTAGGAGGCGCAGCATGAGCAATCTCATTCCGACAAGTTTCTTCCTGGATCAGTTTGCCCAGAGTCAGCGCGGCGCCATTGGTACTCAGTTCTTCGGCGCGGCGCGTGAAGGTGCGTCAACGGTCGAAGATCTCATTGCTGCTGTTAAGGCCGGAGCGCATTTGCGCCTTGTCACTTCTAAAGGTGAGGGCTGGACCGCTCAACGGAAACTGATAGACCTGCTCGATACTGCTGAAGCTCGCGTCTACGCGCAAGAGGTATTAGAGCGGGAGGCGCTACCACCAGAGGAGAAGCTTCGGCTCAAAGAAGAGCGACAGGAACGATATCGTCGCGAGTACCTTCGAGCTCAGGCACCCACCGAGAGGCAGTTACGTTTCTTGAAGTCGCTTGGCGGCAATGAGAGGCCGGCAAACATGCTCGAGGCGTCCGATCTAATCGAGCAACGGCGAGAGGCTTTAGCGTGATCGACCGACTACAACAGGCAAAGGCGTATCTCGCTTCGGGGCTGTCGCTGGTCCCGATTAGCGCTCGCTCAAAGTCGCCTGCAGTTCCGTGGAAAGCTTATCAACAGCGTGCTCCGACGGAAAAGGAAATAGCTGAATGGCTGAAGTGTTATCCGGGACTGGGAATCGTTTGCGGCCCCGTCAGCGGAAGCCTTGAAGTGTTGGACCTCGAAGCGGCTGCCCCCCTGTCAGAATTCCATGAGCTCGTTGAGAAGCGATCGCCTGGGCTGCTTTCTCGTTTACCCAGAGTACAAACACCAAGCAACGGCCGACACATCGCGTATCGCTGCGAGGTCATAGAGGGCAATCAGAAGCTGGCCGGGGACGTTGACGGAAAGACGTGGATCGAAACGCGCGGCATTGGCGGGCAAGTGCTGAGTCCGCTGTGCCTTCCAGAAACCCACCCGAGCGGAAAGGCCTACAAACTACTTGCGGGTGACCTAACGAACATCCCAATCATCACGGCCCAGGAGCGGGACATTCTCCTTAGTTCGGCCAGGAGCTTTAACGAGCACGTTGAGCAGAGAAAGGCCAGAGGTTTCCGTGAGGCGTCTCAAGGCAATGGGGTCAGGCCAGGCGAGGTCTTCAATAATCTTTCAGACGTTCTAGGCAAGGTTCAATCCTTACTTAGGGACCACGGCTGGTCCAAGTTCGGAAACGGAGGCGCCGGCGAGTTGTGGTCACGGCCAGGCGTTAAGGATCACAGTTCTGCCACGCTGTATGAAAACGGAGTTCTTTACGTGTTCAGCAGCAACGCTTTGCCTTTCAGCGCCGGCGAAGCGTACTCGCCCTTTGCGGTCTATGCAGAGTTGAAACATGGGGGTGACTTCAGCGCTGCCGCGAAGGCGCTCGCCGCTCTGGGTTTTGGCCAGCCGAGCAGCGCCAAGCCGCAACTCGTTGCCACGGAGAAGCCGCCTAAGGCGGCGCCCTTTCAACGGTTCAGATTTACAACCCTGGATGATCTACTGGCTGAGCCCGAAGAAGAGATCGCGTATGTCCTCGATCGGACCCTCCCACGGGGTGGCTTCTCAATCATGGCGAGTAAACCGAAAGTGGGCAAAAGCACAACGGCGCGCGGGCTTGCTGTGGCCGTTTCGAAGGGCGATCCCTTTTTAGGCAGGCAAACCGCACGCGGCAAAGTTGTCTATTTGTGCCTGGAGGAAAAACGCAGCGAAGTGGTCGGGCACTTTCGGCGAATGGGCGCGAGCGGCGTCGGCATAATAATTCACACCGGCGCAACACCTCAGGACGCTGTAACAGCGCTCGAAACAGCCATCGAAGAGCATTCGCCGGCGCTCGTAATAATCGATCCGCTCTCGCGCTTCGTTCGGGTGTCTGATTTTAACTCCTATGCCGAGACCACGCGCGCGCTTGAGCCTTTGATTGACCTGGCGCGGTCTTCAGATTGTCAAACGCACATCCTCGCGCTCCATCACAACGGCAAGGGCGGCGACTTACGCGAGAGCGGTGATGCCGTGATGGGCTCAACGGGCTTCTTTGCGGCGGTCGACACGCTGTTGACTATGCGCAAACGCGAGAAAGCCCGCACGGTCGAGTCAACCCAGCGATACGGCGAGGATCTGCCCGAGACGATCATTCATCTCGAACCAGAAACAGGAATCGTCACGGCGGCAGGAGACATGAAGACGTTCAGCTTAAACGAGCGCAAACGAGCCGTGCTGGATGTCATGGGCGCCGACCCCCTGCCTGAGTCTGCGATAAAGGAGCTTGTTGGCGGAACAAACGGAGGCCACACCTCCAAAGCAATTCGCACACTGTTTGATGAGGGCAAGCTGACGCGTACCGGCGGAGGGAAGAAGGGCGATCCGTTTCTTTATCAGATGGCCCGAAGGACTGATTTCGGCTCGACGTATTTTGAAGGGCCTGAAAGCCAAGAGGTTACGCTTGATGATCTCCGGCGAGCTACTCACGATCCAGAAGAGTGGCGGCGACTGGAGAAAGTTTGCGGCGCTGACTTCGGCGGGAGACAAGCGCCCAAAGCGGCGACGGGCTAAGTGAATAACCACCGCGGATTTTGACCTCCTTGTCCGTGGATCACTTGGCTCGTCGCCTACTACGCAACCTAAGAAAGGAACCCGATTTTATGAACACCGAAGATGCAACGTCACAAAAGAGCATTCCGACCCTTTATGAGCAGATCGGCACTACCGAACGTGAGCTGCGTGAGTTGGAAGTTGAAAAGGAAACACTTCCTGGACTAATTCAAGCAGCAGCGCGGGAGGCCGACGCGGACAGGCTTGTGGTCCACCGTCGCCGCGGGGACGAGATCGGGTATTTCATCCACGCTGCGCAAGTGCGGCTTGCTCGTCTTAGGTTAGCGGCGGCTGAGACGGAACTGCCCGAAGCAGAGGCGGAGACGAAGAGGCTTTCCGAAGACGCCGCCAGGGCGCAGGCAAAGCTCGATGAAGCGAGGAGCGCGTGGAGCCTGGCGCAGGGTGCCTTTGAATGCGCCCACGCGCAGGCATACGACATTCGATTAGCGATCGCGGAGCATAAGCGCCGACTCGATCAGCTTATGGCGACGGTCCAGGGATCGCACGCTCCAGTAGTGAGGTCTCTTCCCCATGCGGCTAGGTCGGCTGCTTAGAAGGCGAACAAATGGCAACTCAAGAACTGAATTTCAAAATAAGCGCCTCGCCTGACGCGGTAAAGGCTGCTCTAGCATCCGTGCGCGCTGAACTCACTCAGACCGCACAGGTGCAAAAGTCTGTCAGCCAGGGCGAGCTCTCCATGCGCCAGCAGATCGCGGCGGCGGCTAGTTTACAGAGGCAGAGATCAGCGGCGCTGATTCAGGATTGGAAAGCTGAAGAGGCAGCGGCGGCAAAGGCCCAGAAGACAATAGGACAGGGGGAATTGTCCCTTCAGCAGCAGTTGAGCGCCGTTGCCTCACTTCAGCGCCAACGCTCAGCAGCTCTAATCGCAGACTGGAAGAAACAAGAAGCGCAGGCCGCTAAGACAGCGGCTGGTATCCGACCCTTCTCTCACGATGTTGATCGCCTCACGGATGCGATGAGGCTGCTCAGTTCGTCCACCTCCGCGCTTCAAGGGCCGATGGGGGGCATTGCCAGCCGCATCAGTGCTCTGACCTCGCTGACTCACGCCTTTTCTAATTCAGGCACAAACGCAACCACGATCACTCATGGGCTTACCACGGCCACAACCGAGGTTGCTGCGGCAGAAGAGAAAGCGGCAGCCAGTGTAGCCGCTTACACCACCTCGCTAATGGAAGCGGCTGGGCCGGTCGGCGCCGCGATCTTAGGTGCGGTAGCGATGGCGGCTGCGGTTGTTACGGTCGGTAAGGCGTTATTCGACGCTACCAAGTCTGCCGCTGATTTCAAGGGGAAGATGTTTGACCTCTCACAACAGACCGGTGTGAGCGTTGAAACCCTTAGTGCTCTTGAGGTGATGGCCCGTACTACGGGTGGCAGCATCGAGACAATCACCGCTTCACTCGGAATCTTCCAGAGAAACCTCGAGCAAGCGCAGGACCCTACCAGCAAAGAAGCCAAGCTACTAAAAGAACTCGGGGTTGAGACTACCAACACCGAAGAGGCTCTACGCCAGACGCTCACTCGACTAGCCGCGATGCCGGAAGGCTTTACCCAGACGTCGCGTGCGCTTGAGTTATTCGGGCGTGGCGGCAAGTCCATGCTGGCGATCCTGAAGGAGATGCACGGCGATTTGGACGGGGCGATCGATCGGTTCCGCGCAATGGGAATTCTGATCTCGACGGAGGACGCCAGGGCCGCCGATGAGTTCAACGATCAGTTGGTGATGCTTGAGTTTCAGCTGCGGTCAATGACAGCCGTTATCGGAACTGAACTGATGCCAATGATGCTGTCTGCCACTAAGCAGGTCTCTAAAGGCGTTGGTGAGAACAAAGAGGCGTTACAAGCCCTTGCTTCAATAATCAAATTAGTCGTTGAACCTGCGGTCGTTATTTTCACTCGGGTAGTTATCGACGCGGCAAATGTCCTGAGTTTCGCAAGCCGTGGGTTCAGGATGGCGAATAACACCCTGATCGATCTGGCTTCAGGGTATGACTTGGCGACCGCGGCGGCGCGACAGTACGCCAATGAAGCATCAAGGGCTGCGGCGGCATCGCTGGGGGCTAGTGGCGGCGCTGAGGGGATAGGCCCGTCCGCTCGCAGGATTACACCAGGAATTGACTTCGGCACTCCTTCGATGGCAGGCGGGCCAGCTTGGTTAAACCGCTCCAGAGGCGGTGGTGGTGGAGGCGGTCGTGGAGGCGTGTCAGATGCAGACCGCGCTGCGAAAGACGCTGCAAAACTAGCCGAACGTCAGCTTGACGTTTGGCACGATCTCGTTGCTGAAGCCAACAAGCTTAAAGCCGAGCTGAACGACGTCAACACCTCGACAAAGAGTTGGGCGGTACAGCAAAGCATCCTTAATGGTGTCCTGAAAGATGCCGAACCTCGCGTTCAAAACTTAGCAAAGGCTACTGCTCAACTCGTCGATAACCGCGTAGTACAACTTCGCCTGCAAAAAGAAATCCGCACTACCGCCGAGCAACTTAAAGAAACCGTCAGACAGGCAATAGAAGGCGATAAGAGCCATCTCCGCATCATTCAAGAGCAGATTGAGGCATGGGAGAACCAGGGCGCGGTACTGAAGGACACCACAAAAGCGTGGTTTCAGATCATGGGCGGCATGGCGTCGGTGAAAGACACGGCGCAGGCCATGATCCCGATCATCAACTCACTCTCAGAGGAATTAACAAAGATACCTCTGTCCGACGCCACTAAGAACGTGCTTAGCGATGCGCAAGTGGACGCACTCGGATCGCCTGCCCCGCCTCCTGTCCCTATTGAAGTTATTGATTCATGGACCATCCTGAAACAGACTTCGATGGATGCGATTTCCAGCATGGCGCAAGGCGTTGGCAGCCTTATTCAGCAGTGGGTCCTGTACGGAACGGCAGGCCCTAACGCGTTGAAAAAAATGGTCGCGGCGGTTCTAGCAGCAGCGGCTGCACAGGCGGCCGTAGAAGCGATCATGCAACTCGCTCACGCTGCCAAAGAGTACGCTTTGGGTATAGCGGCTGCGTCCAATCCCTTTACGGCGGCGATGGCTCCTGGTCACTTTGCCGCTGCTAAGGCGCATGTGATAGCAGCGGCAGTCTATGGTGCCGTTGGCGGGGTTGCGGCAGCGTCTGGCCGGGGAATCGCGGGCGGGGCCTTTGCCGCGGCTTCTGGCGGTTCCGCGGAAGCGGGCACGGCAGGCAGAGCAGGATCGGCGGCGGGGCCGGCGGCAGTCGACGTTGGACGAAGGAAAGCCGAGACGTCTCAAACCGCGAAGGATGTATTAGAGATCAGATTTACGGGCAACCTTGGTGACGTGATCGAAACCCACTGGGTTGAGCGCTACAACGGGGGCGGGAGGCTGCGCAACCTTGTGTTAACCGATCGGGACGCTTAATTCTTCGGCGTTGTGAGCGTGACGAATTCGTTAAGCGCGTCGAAATTGTCCTTGTCAAAATGAAACTCAATTGAACCGAGCCTGGCTTCAACGGTTTTTGCCTTTGATAGCGACTTAAGAAAAGCGTGACGGACAGTAAACTGGATAGCGCTCTTTGCTTCATTGGGTAAGAGGCCAACGGCCCATGTCGTTTCAAATTTTAAGCGCTCTGTTTCATTGATAAGTAGTATCAACGAAGGCGGACTTGGGTAACCCATCGACTCACGTTGCACTGAGCCGAGGACGAATAGAATGCTTAACGGCGGTTCCTTAAGGATCTTCCCGTCGTAATTGGTAACGAGAGTTAGTTCAATGCCGGTTTTTCTGAAATATCCAGGAGCGGGAAGAGAATCAAGGGTGCCTTTCCCCAAGGGCATGCGCCAAAGAATGACCTTCGTTATATCTTCGAACTTGTCGTATTCGACTGTGATTTTGGTTCGTTCTTGCGCAGACACGGGTATCGAAAGAAGCGCAAGACACGTGAGGGTTAGTAATAGTTTCATGGTTGCGGAGTCTATTTGCTTTTAAGCTTATCAGCAAGTTCGGCCTAGACCTTAAAGCAGCCCAAAGGGAAGGGGTCCAACATGCGCTTCTACGTCGCCGCCATCCTGGTAATAACGGACGTTCAAAACGACTCTGGGGTGTCGGACAGCTCCAGGGATTCCCTGCTGCCGAAAGAGATTCCTATTGGTAGTTACTGCGAGTGCATACCGGCGTTCATCCCCGCAGAGTCAATGGAGGCCGCGGCCGATCTCGCTCGCGTTTACGCCTTCGAGCGATGGAAACCCGAGGACGGATGGCGCGGCCACCAAGCAAACATCCTGCCGATAGCAGAAGCGCAGATTGACGCTATGCTGGGTGCTTATGACCTGAACGCGTTGGAGGTGGATGACAGCCATGGCCTGACGTTCAATTTCAAATAAAGGGACTGTGTTCTAACAATGGCTCAATTAAGCGGAATCACAAATTGGCGGCAATTACCGCCGGAAGCTAAGCAAGCATTTCTCGAGCGGTTAGTCGCCGGCCGTGCTGGTCGTGTGTCTCCGGCGTTCAAGCGAAAGTATCGGAGCGATCCTGTGGGCTTCGTTCATGACGTTTTTAACTGGAGCGCAGGTGATGGACCCACGAAGTACCAGGACGAGATTCTTGCGGCGTTGCCCGCGCAAAAACGTGTGACCGTTCGGGGCCCTCATGGCCTCGGCAAGACAAGCTTGGCGGCGTGGTTAATCCTATGGTTCGCCCTGACACGCGACGGCGAAGATTGGAAGGTTCCGACAACCGCATCAAGCTGGCGCCAGTTATCTAAATACCTGTGGCCTGAAATCGCGAAATGGTCCCGGCGGCTGAAGTGGGAGCGTGTGGGGCGGCAGATGTTCGACAAGCGCACGGAGCTCCTTACCCTGAACCTAAAGCTCGCTACGGGCGAAGCGTTCGCGGTCGCCTCCGACAGTTATGAGTTGATCGAAGGGGCGCACGCGGATCAGCTGCTGTTCGTGATGGATGAGGCGAAAGCAATCAAGCCGGAGCTGTTTGACGCGTGCGAGGGCGCGCTAGCCGGAGGCGGCAACGCAGAGGCCTTTGCGCTGGCCATATCTACGCCAGGCGAGCCTCAAGGCCGCTTCTATGACATGCACAGCCGCAAGCCCGGTTATGAAGATTGGTGGGTCAAGCGGGTCAGTCTTCAGGACGCTGTTGACGCTGGCCGGATCTCATTGGAATGGGCCGAGCAGCGTAAGAAGCAATGGGGGGAACGGTCGGCCGTGTACCAGAACAGAGTCGAGGGTGAATTCTGCGCCAGTGATGATGACTCAGTCATACCGCTTGCTTGGGTTGAGCGAGCAAACGAGAGATGGGACGAGTGGAAGGAAACCAAAGAGTATGCGCCCTTCACCTCCGTAGGGGTTGATGTGTCACGCAGCGCAAACGGCGACAAGACTTGCTTAGCCCTGCGCCATGACGCGGTCATAACTGAACTGCGGCGCTCCACTGAGGTTGAGGTCATGTCTGTGACGGGCCAGGTTGCCGGCATTCTGCGCAAGTGGGGCGGGGAAGCGGTTGTGGATGTTATCGGCATCGGCGCCGGGGTCGTTGATCGCTTGAGAGAGCAGGGCTTCAAGGTCTGCCCGTTTAATGCCGCGGAGCGCTCGGAGGCAAAGGACAAGAGCGGGGAGTTGGAGTTTCTCAATACGCGCGCAGCGGCTTGGTGGCAATTTCGCGAACTGCTTGATCCTGCCAATAACGAAAGCGTGGCCTTACCGCCGGACGATGAACTGATTGGGGATCTGACCGCGCCACATTGGAAGGTTACCAGCGCTGGCAAGATCCAGATTGAATCGAAAGATGATATTCGCAAACGCCTGGGACGATCGACCGATAGCGCTGACCCGGTCGTGATGGCTTTTTATTCCGAGCCCGGCGCGGCTGAGGTTTTTGTGATTCGACGCCGATCGTTTTGGCGATGAGCCTGGAGGGATGACTATGTTAGAGAACTTAACCGAGCCCGTAAAACCTATGCGCGGCGGACGCTGGCGCAAAGCGTTCCTTAAAGCTTTAGCCTCAGAGGGAGTCGTCACGTATGCGTGTGAGCGGGCCAAGGTGTCCAAGATGCAGGTTTACCGCGTGCGAAATTCTGATCCTGAGTTCGCAAAGCAGTGGGCAGAGGCGATCGAATCAGCGGCAGACGCTCTCGAGTCGGAGGTACGCCGGCGCGCTTTCGCGGGGTCCGATTTGCTCGCTATGTTTCTGCTGAAAAAGATGCGGCCGGAGTTCCGCGAGAAGGTCACGATCTCTTCCCGGGAGCTGGATGAGCTCATTGATCGGGAACTTAAGTTGCAGAAAAACGAGCTCGATGCCGAGCCTGAGAGGCTGCATTGAGGTTTTGGAGAGTGTGGCCCCCCGACTGCAACCCCCCCCACTGGAACAAGCCCAGACAGGATGGGACAAAATCTAGGGCGGCTCGAACTCGATAACGATTTCGCCGTTGGCGGTTTCAGTTATCTTTAGCAGGCCCATTCGCAGGGAGACCAGGATTGGCTTTGCGGTCTCCGGCGGGTCGTTCTTTGATTTGCGTTGAAATAAAACTGGCAAATCGGTTACTATGCACAATCTTCGAGCGGTTCGCCGCCCGGAGGCGGTTACGGTTGTTGACATGACCAAATCGCTTTCTGGAAAGGCCGGGGCTAGCACCCCGGCTTTTTCCGTTTTCGTTAGATTACTTCTCTCGTGCCCTCCTGTGAGTTCAGGCCCTTTTCTGAAGCCTTTTCCATTAGAACATTCGCTGCGTACGTGCTAATGCTTTCCCAAACCAGAACAGCCGATCTCCAGTAGCAGCTCTGGAAATCGGCCGTTCGGTTTAACTCGCAACGCGAGCAACTTAATTTCCTACTTACCCTCGGCGGCTGCTACGACGCCGACGCGCTTCGAGTGCTAGACACTGTGTCGCGCATGAATCTATTATTCATGCAGTTGTCCCGTTTATAGCAGCTAAACTCGGCCCCTTGTGCCGTGAAAACGTGACATGCCGCCAAAGCTCTGTCCGCGAAGTCTGCAAAGGCTCATTAACGAAGTGAACGAAAGGCCGGTCAACGAAGCCGACCCGCTTAGGCTAATTCTCCGCGCCCTTCAAGATAAGCGGCAGAACAGAGGCCTAGCTACACTTGCGGTGCAAAGTCAGAGCCAGGTCACGATAAATCTCACTGATTACAAGGTTACAGTACGCAGCGAACTGGCCTTTGCTCTAAGCGAGGTCAATCCCCCTGAAGGGATGCACCTGATCCGCGAGTGTCCCGTATGTAGATGGGTGTTTTGGGCGGGTAGAGATGACAAGAAGACGTGCGATAAGCATGCTGAAAAAGAACGCAAAAGGAAACAGAGGCAGAATAAAAAGGCAGAGGCCAAACAGCAGGCAGCCGAGCGTAAGGATGCGGAACTAAAGAAGGCACTCCATGGATTGAGCAGGACGGCAATCGCGCTCTTAAACGCCATTGTAATAGGCGGCAAGCGCACTTTTAATAAAATTGATTTCGCGGCGTGGAAAGAGCTTGATGACGACCCGTCTGTGCAGCGAGTACCGCCCTTTAGAATTGTGCGTAACACTCTTAATATGTTGGTTAAACGCGGGTATCTCGATCACGTCCCTAAAGACGATCCTGACCACGATCTCTATATACCAGAGCCGCGCATAATGAAGGCGTGGAGTGAGATACGCCGCGAACGGGAATTAGCGACACACTAACAAAGACTTTCTGTGCCAAGCCAACGGTGATCATGACCAAGCGAGCGACCCTGGAAACGATGCAGCCCACCCTTACCCGGTATCCATTCTCAAACCCTGACTGGATTTTTGAGCCGAAGTGGGACGGGTTCAGATCCGTCTGCTTTGTTGAGCCTGGCCGCGTTAGATTCATCTCGCGAAACCAAAAGAGTCTTACCGAGAAATTCCCGACCCTCCAGGCAGTCGCCCAATCAATCAAAGCAACTGTGGCGGTGCTCGATGGTGAGATTGTCGCCCTCGATAAGGATGGGATTCCATGCTTTGAGGGTCTGAGGAGGCCGGCCGACTATCAGATTGCTTACTTCGCGTTCGACCTACTTACTCTTGATGGCCGTGACCTCACTAAGTTGCCACTCATTGAGCGCAAGGCAGCGCTGAAACGCATTCTCCCGCGGCGGAAGACCGGAGATGTTCGCTACACAGACCATGTCCTTCAAGACGGCGTCCGCTTATTTGAAGAACTGCAGAAGATGAAACTTGAGGGCATGGTGGCGAAACGAGCCGATAGCCCTTATGTCGGCGGCCGGACAAAGGCCTGGCTGAAGATTAAGACGAGAGCAGGCCAGGAAGAGATGCGCCAACGGTCCGAGAACTGGAACGCGTGACGTCTACTTGGGGAATTGTGGGTTTTCTAGGTTTGTTAGGTCCTTATATAGTAGTGGACCCAACAAACAGAATCCTGAAAAGGGCGCGCTTTCGCGTTACGTGGCGCTACCACTAAAAAAGAGGCCCCCTGAAACCCATTGTTTATCAACGGATGGCTCGGCGGGCGTTTATGGGTTTTCTCGGTCGCCCTGGGGAAAGGGTGTACCTCCACTGACACAACACGGATCGTCCGTGTCGGACAGTAAGTGAGCGCCAAGGGTCCCGGCCGGCGAGTGTGCCGTTGATTGTGACGTAACCCGGGCTTAGGACACTCATAACCATTGCTTGTCATACAGTCACACGGAGTGTTAGAACTACTGGCAACTTAAGCGCGGCTTAGGTGTTAGGTGTCACTCGGTGATATTGAGTGATAAGGCAAGGTTACTGTTCGGGACCGTGAGGTCGGAGGTTCGAATCCTCTCGCCCCGACCA